TCCCCGCGCCAGCCGGGATCGGCCCGAACGCATAAAGGTAGGCCATGCGGTGGGTGACCGTCTTGAGGCCGCTGATCGGCGCGGTCCCGTACCCTTGTTTCGTTTTGCATCCAGTCCAGGGCCAGCAAGAGTTCGGATCGACTTTGCTGACCCTGGCCCAGAAATCGCTTTCGGAAAGTTTACGCATCGCAGTACTGCCCCCAGTTAAATACTAAGGGCAGTATACCACAATACTCACAAATTCCCGATATTTGTAATCAGGCCCATCGAGAAGGGCGCGAAGTGCTGGAGCACGCCGTCGAAATAGACGCCGTAGTCGTAGCGCCGCTTCGTGATCGGCCAGTCGATGGAATAATAGTCCTGCCGCAGCAGCATCCGAACCGGCCCGGCGATGCCCTGGAGGGGATACGGCAGAGCGGCGGTGTAGAAGAACACGGTGCCCGGAGGCACGTTCGGGTGAACGATGACCGGGATCACGTCGCCGGTGATCTTGTTCAGGTAGGAGCCGACCTTCGCGCCGGCCCGGATCATGGTGCTGTCGTCGGCACCGGAGATCAGTTGCAGCAGCGGAGCGCCGGAGCCCTGCACCACCTTCTTCGTGATGTTGATCAGCTCCTGGCTGTTCACGAAGATATGGGTCGGGGACAGGCGGTACTTGTTATAGAACTGGGCGAACATCTGCTCGAACTCATAGACGCCGCCCGCGTTGTCCGCCGTCAGGCCCGTGCCGGTGCCGGCGGTGCCGGTGGCCTGGGTGATGATCTGGGCGTTGTTGCCGGACTTGAAGGCCTGGGTGAAGAGGCCGTCATAGTCGAGCGAGGACGTGGACTGGTCGGCCGCGCCGCCGGGGATGGCGGACGCGAGCTGGCCGGAGCCCGGGATCGAGGTGAACACCGCCGAGTTGATGGTGGTCAGGGCCGCCAGGCGCTCGGAGCCAGCCGCACCGATGAACCAGGCATAGCCGACCGCACCGTTGACCGGGGCCACGGTGGCCGAGATGGTCGAGGTGGAACCGGTGGTGACCTGGGTGGCGTTGGCCGACTGCTGGGCGTTGTTGCCGCCGAACGTGGTCGTGGTGCCGTCCATGTTCGTGCGGGTGACGAGGCCGGGGACGGTCGCGGTGGACTGCGCGAAGGTCTGGCCGATCACGCCGTTGTTCCAGCCCGCGACCATGTTGTAGGCCATGCCGCCCACGGCCACGCAGATCACCGACCAGGTCGCGGCGGTGATGGTGCCGCCGGTGGTGGAGGTGGCCAGAGAGGGGGTCGGGGTGGTGCCCATCGCGAGCGAGGTGTTGCCGAACAGGTCCACCAGCTCCTCGCCGATCATGACCGATTGCAGGAGCTGCACCTGGGCGAGAGCGCGCAGGTCTTCGAAGGTCTGACCGGCGAACTGGGCCTCATAGGTCACGTTGTTTTCGAGACCCTGGCCGCGGAAGGCGGCGAAGTAGTCGTTGACCGACTGGCTGATGACGCCGGAACGGCCGCCTTCAGCGAGGCCCATGCGCAGACCGCCGGTGTTGATGCCGGTGATGGTCTTCCAGTTGGCCTGGGTGCCGAAGCCACCAGCCACGCGCGGGATCATGTTGCGGAAGGGCGTCATGATCGGCACCAGGTTGATGGCGACCGGATAGAGGTTGTAGGCCTGCAGGCCGGTCGTGGCCGAGCCGGGCTGCACATAGTTCTTTATCAGGTCGTCAGGGGCGGCGGTCGCCGCCTTGACCAGGTCGAGGGTGGCTTTCGAGACGATGGCGTTCATGGGGATCTCCAAACGCAAAAAGCCCCCGGCCAATCGGCGGGGGGCTTGAGGCCGCGGGCTGCGCGGCGTTTCGGGGGGTGGGGTTAGGGGCGGATCAGAAGCGGATGATCTGGCCGCCGCCGGAGTGAACCTTCTTCATGTTCCAGAGCGCCAACTGTTCCGGCGACAGTCCCGGCGGCGGGGCATCCGCGGCGTCGGTGTCGCTCTTGTTGATGTCCTGGGCCTTGGTCACCGACAGCAGCGGGCCTTTCGGCGGCGCGGGCATGTCTTCGAGTTCCTTCACACGCTTGGCGAGAGCGGCGTTTTCGACTTCCATCCGGCCCAGCTTGGCCAGGGCTTCCGACAGGTGGGACTTGCCCAAGTCGGATGATCCTTCTGCCTTGTCGCTGGACTTCCAGTCGTCGGGAATGAGGGCGGACAGGCCAAGCGCCTTGGCCCGGGCGATGATGTGAGCCTTCGCCTTCGGCTTGTCCTTGGCGCGGCCGTAGGCGCGGATGGCGTTCTCCAGGTCGGTCTTGTTCTTGATGGGGAACGAGCCGTCGGACATCGCCTCGCCGTTGGAGGCCATCGCCTGGCGCTGCTTGCTGCTGTAGTTGCGCTTGGCCAGCGTCAGCACCTTGTCGGCGCACTGCAGGCTGTAGCTACCATATTCGGGGACGGCGCTTTCCATCCCGGCTTGATCGAGGTCATCGACGAGTTCGCCGGTCTCTTCCTGCGCCATCTGGACGAGGGTCTCCAGGAGGTCCTTGATCGCGTCCTCGATCTGGCCGGGAACGGGCGAATTGTCGCCTTCCTCTTCCTGCTCGCGCTTCACGCCAGCCTGCACGGCGACGAGCTGGTAGATGGCGGCCGACAGGGCGTTCAGGCCGCGCAGTCCCTTCTTCAGGCCCTGCGCCTGGGCGGCGCGGACGATCACATCGATGCCGACGAGGGTCTCATCGACGGAGGCGGACTTGCCGGTGTCGGCCATGTCCTTGTCGTCCTCTTCGTCAGCGTGGTCCTTTTCGTCGTCCTCGTCGTCGCAGTCCTCGGCCTTCTCTTCGATGTCCGGGGCCTTCTCGGCCTCGGCCGGATCGACGGCCATCGACTGGGCATCGCCCTTGGCCTTGGCGATGGCGTCGGTTAGCACCCGGACCATTTCGCTGGCGGGGAGTTCGGCGGACTTCACCAGATCGACCAGCTGGGAGATCGCATCCCCCGTTTCGGCCGCGGCCGCATCGGGGGCGGCGTCTTCAGCTTTGAACATCGTGAGGATTGCCTCCGGGTTTGCGGGTCGGTCCACGAGGGAAACCTCGACCAGCTTGATGGATGTGATCGTGTCGGGATCGTTCTCGTCTCGCGCCAGCACCTTCCCGCCGATGCTGAAGCCCTTGTAGACCTTGGCCTGGACTTTCTTGACGGCCTCGGCGTCCACGATATGGGCGCAGAACTGGGTTACGCCGTTGGCGTCCACCTCGGCTTCGACAGCCGTGCCGGCAGCCTTTGGCTGGTGCATTTCGCGCACCGCGCCGAACTTCATGTAGTCGGGCAGAGCGGTCGCCATTGCATCGGCCGTCACGCGCTCGCCGTCGGCGTCGGTGTTCGGGGTCGAGGCGATGCCCCAGACCTTGATCGTGCCGTCGTCCTGCTCTTCGGTCTTGGCGAACTCGGCGAAGAAACGCTTATTCATTCACGGGTTCCCCTTCGAGAACTGCGACCAGGCAGCAGAAACAGTTGTGTGTCACAACGCCCTCTGCGATATAAAAGCCCACGTCCGTCTGCAGATTGTAGACTTTTCCAGAGAAGGGTTCGTTGTGGACAGAAACAATACGGTCGAGAAAAAACGGGTTCAGTTGAAGCGGCGCATCATCTTTGATGAGGATGGTGCCGTGGCCGATTATGTCGGCGGCATGAGCGAGTTTGCCGTCGCGCAGAAATTCGGCGTTTCGCGTGTCGTCATCACGCGCGTTCTCAATGAGCGCGGCGTCGAGCGTCGAAACCTCAAGGCTGCTCAAGCTGTAAGGTGGGCGGCCGCCCCCCCAGACATTCGGGCAAAGCAGGCTGTGGCCGCCTACACGGCCAAGCGCGGAAGCAAGGACAGCCTGGAGGCTAAGACCAAGCGAGCTAGGACGGTGATGGCGCGAAAGCTGCACATTTCCGCCATTGAACTGGAACTCCAGCGGAGGCTGGCCGAACGAGGCATCGGGACCATTTCGCAGGAAGCCATCGGCCCGTATAATTGCGATCTGGGAGCCTTCCCCGTCGCCGTGGAAGTGTTCGGGGGCGGTTGGCATTGGTCGGGACGCCACATCCTCCGAACGGCTGAACGCTTTCGCCACATCCTCGATGCAGGCTGGCACATCCTCGTTGTGAAGACTGAGGCCAGGTTCCCATTGACCGACGCGACAGCCGACTACGTGGCCTCCTTCATTGAGCAAGCGCGCCGAGACCCAGCCATCCGGCGTGAGTACCGGGTGATTAGGGGTGCAGGCGAGACGCTTGCCGCTGGAAGTGTTGACGATGATGAGATCACCATCATACCAGCGCTCACTAGTGGCAGAAATTCCCGTGGCCAGTATGCGGCTGTTTCCCGGTAGGCAGTGCGGATGGTCGGGAGGCGCGGTCACGCCGTCGCCCCAGGTGTAGTCGAGCTTTTTCGGGCCCTCGGCTTCATGTGCAAGGCAGACCGGACAGACGCGGGGCCCTCCGGCGAGCCACCGCTTGCCGATCACCACGCCGGACTTCTGCCAGCCGATCAGAGCACCTTGAACGTCTGCCCGGGCGATCTCGGTACGCGCGATCATGTCGGCGCGCTCATCGCTGAAGACGAAGCCGTTCTTCAGCTTGTTCTGAATGGCCGCGAGGCGGTCAGCGAGGTTGTCTGAACTGTCGCCCTGCTCAATGGCGTCGGTCACTAGTGAGCGGACCATGTCGCGGGTCGTGTCTCCGATCTGCCATTTCGCATTCGGGTTCGGCACCCACTTGCCATCGACCAGTCGCATACCGACCAGCTCGGCGGCGCGGTTCGCGGCCCATTCCGTCGCGTCCGTCCCGACGCCGTTCCACATGTTGTCGGCGAACTGGATGTCGAGGCTTTTCAGCCCAGCGGATGCGCCCGAGACGGCGACCGAGACCAGAAACGGTTCGACCTGGTCAGCGAGGGGGGCCCAGTCGATTTCGACCTGGTCGACGGCCTGGCGCGCCCGTTCCTTCGGGTCCGATCCGTCTGCCTTGGCCAGTCCCAGAGCGCGCCCGAGGCTGTCCGTCACCGGCTTGATCTGGCGAGCGAAGAAGCTGCGCACGGCCCGCTTCATGCCGATGCGGTTGCGGACGATGAAGGGACGAGCAGTGTGGTAACCGTCCTCTGTCTGAGGCGGATAGGGCTTACGCTCGGTCATCGCGCAGTTCGCGCACCGAGCCGTCTGCATTTTCGAACTTCACCACCGTCGAGCCGACTTCCACCAGGGTGTCGCCGGTCTTGATTTCCGGCATGTGGATGTGGATCGTCTCGGACTTTTCCTTCTCGCCCGGCGATGCTCCGTTCGGAGCGGTCGGTTGCGGTGCGGGCGTCGGAGGGGGAAGCGGCTGCGGCTTTGCAGCCAGCAGGTCGTCTTTCTGTTCCGGCGTGAGCGGGTCGAGGCCGAGATCGGTGCGGACCTCGTCCGGCGTGAGAACGCCCTCCTGCAGGTAGATCTGGTTGATCTGAGCGGCCTTCAGGCCGTCCAGCTCCTTCTCGGTCACCCACTGGAACTCGATGTCGGTGTGGCCGAAATAGCGGACCACGATCTCGTCGATGAGCTGCTTCAGCCAGCGCTTCGTCGGCTTGAGGCCTTCGTCCTCGGCCTGTTCCTTCTGGCTGTCTGAGGTCGCCCGGTTGTTCATCGACACGAGCTGCGTCGGGCTGATGTTGAAGGCGAAGCAGACCACCCGGGCCAGCCATTCGTTCACGACCTGGTCGCTGGGCCCCATTGCCGCCTGCTTGGTGTCGATGAACGACATTCCGCCGGGAATGAAGCGCGCCCGCTGCTTGGTCTCCTGCGTCGTGATGCTGTCCCACCAGTCCTGAAACTGGGAGATCATGTCGGGCGTCCAGGCCTCGGGGGCCGCCACCAGGGCGTTTGGGACGTTGCCGTTGGTGTAGTAGTCGAGCTGGGTGATCTGGCGACGAAGCGCGATGTTGACCGTCGTCACGATCTGCTCGACCGGCGAGAAGCCATAGAGCTTGTAGACGCGCGGATTGCGCGGTCGGTAGATCAGCTCGTCGAGCGTGTAGTCCACGGCCGGCAGACCTTTCAGGATCTGCTGATAGGCCGGTTCCGGCGGCATGGGTGTGCGGCCATAGCCGTCTATCACCCGCTTGATCGTCGAGCCGTCGAGAGGCTCGAACGCGAACGGTTGCCCTCCGCGCGTCATGCGCGGATAGACCGTCGCCGCGTCGATGACGAGCATCTCCTCGAGCAGCAGACGGCACCAGATGTCGAAGGAGTTCATCCGGTCGGGGGACTGGAAGAAGGCCATCAGGTCATCGAGGCGCGGGTCGGTCGCCTTGTCGTCGCCCTTGATCTTGAACTGCCATTCTTGGGCGCTGATCTGGTCCTTCCGGGTCTCGATGCAGAGCCGGACCAGGTCATAGCCGTCAGCGAGGCCACGCAAGAGGTCGTAGGAAATCCCCGCCTCGGGCGTCTTCGGCACCGTGTCGAGGTTGATCCCGACACGATAGTCGAAGGCACGGCCTCGGGTTTCGTCCGAAGGGCTGTCGGCCGTCGGCGGCAGCGGTTGGTTCGGTCCCATCCAGGCGTCGGATGCGCCTGTCACCACATACCGGACACCAGACACCAGACGGGCGACAAGCCCCGGCGGCAGCGGTGTCTTGACGGGGTTAGCCATTGGTCTTCGCTTTCAATTCGTCGGCCCGCTGGCGGTAGAACTCGAAGAGGCCCGAATAGGGGACGCCCTCGAGCAGCGATGAAGCGGCCCGACTGAGCGCGTCGATCTGGTCGTCGTGGCTTCCGTTCGGGAACATCCGCATCTCGTTCAGGAGCGCATCGTTCCAAGGTCCGCGGACCATCATGCAGTTGCCGATGTTGACCTGGCTGGCGAACGGCTCGGCACGGGTCACCTTGTCGCCGGTCTCGGGCGACGTGTGGATCGTGTAGCCAGCGAGCATCCGCGTGTGGTGAAGAGCGAGGGTCTTGCCCGCCTGCCCCGGATCCTGCGGGATCGAGATGCGAACAGACTTGCCGTCCCGGCTCGCCACGTTTCGGATCGCGGCATCCCGCTCATCGGGGCCCATCCGCTCGCGCAGCATGTCCGCGATGATGAACCGACCGTCGGAGGTCTTTCCCAGCTTCGCGCCAGCGGTGTAGTCACCGTCCTGGGTCGCAGCCAGGTCCCATCCCCGCACCCAGGTGATCTGGCCGGCCGGGATGGCGTCGATGGTCTCGATCTGGTTCGGCTTGAAGATGCCGCCGTCGAGCGGCGCCGGGTTCTGCATGTACTGCCCGGCGAAAACGTAGGGCGCGGCCTGTTCCATCCGGCGCAGCTCGTCGAGCGTGTGCTTGTCGGGCCAGAGCGCCGCACCTTCGGCGGTGATGGCCGGAAGCACCAGGCTGTCCCACTTCTCGCCCGTGCCGCCTTTCAGCAGCCATCCGGCCAGGTCGTCTTCGTGCAGGCGCTGCATGATGACGATGATCGGCGTGTGGCGGCTATTGATCCGGCTTTGAAGGGTGTTCTGATACCAGTCGATGACCGACTTGCGGACCACGTCAGACCGGGCCTCATCGGCCTTGTGCGGGTCGTCGATGATGATAGCGCCGCCGAAGCCCGGGCGTTGCTTGCCCGCGCCGAAGCCGGTGATCGTGCCGCCAGAGCCTGCCGTGTAGAGGACGCCGCCCTCGGTGGTCGTCCAGTGCTGCCGGGCGGTGCGGTCGAGCTGGGTCGCCGGGAAGATTTCCTGATAGGCCTCATGCTCGATGAGCCGAAGCACGTTGGCCGAATTGTTCGCCGCCAGCGTGGCGCTGTAGCTCGTATGGATGAACTCGGCGTCGGGCACTCGGCCCAGGCACCAGGCAATCCAGTTGACCACTGCCAGCTCGGTCTTCGAGTAGCGCGGCGGGATGTTGATGACGAGCCGGGTGACCTCTCCCCGGAAGACGGCCATCAGCTTGTCGCAGATCAGATCGTGATGCGGCGACTGGGCCCAGGCCGACCCGGTGCGCTTGCGGAACATCCACCGGGCGAAGGTGTAGGCGTCTCGCCGGATGGCGTCGGCCACAATCGGATCAACCGCCATCAGAAGGCGGCTTTCAAGGCCTCGACGGTCTTGGCGAGGTCTTCGTCGGACAGGGTGACGACCGTTTCCGCCTTCAGCGGCGCGCCGTCCTTGCCGGTCACCTCATGGCGCTGGGTGTCGCTCCACTCGTCGCCGCCCATGTTCTTCAGGCCGAAGACGGTGATCGTCGCACCGCCAGGGCCCCCGCCGTTCATCCGCATCGACAGGGCGACCTGTTCCCAGTTTCGAAGCCTCGCCGCCTTTCCGCGCGTAACGGCTGCGGAAAATTCAGGGTGGGCGTTCATCCATTCGGTGATCGTGCTGCGGTTCACGCCGATCAAACCGGCAAAGGCGGTCAGGCTGTAACCTTGGCCCATGTCCTCGACGACCATGTCGCAGAACTTCGGATCGTAGGACGAGGGACGGCCAACCGGGCGGGGGGCGTCTTCGGACATTGGGGCTCCATGCCGTGCCGGGCTCCCACCGGCTGCGGGCGCGAAGCCCTCTGCTGGCGTCACCAGCTGCGTGGCCATGAGCCCTCGGGACGAAGGGCCCGCTCCGTGACCAAGAGCAGCCACGCCTTCGACGCCGTCGCAGGTGCAGACGACGGCCTCGGGACGCAAATTGGGAGGATGAATTAATTGAGAGCGGGCGATTTGCCCGAAACGTCAAGAGGGGCCGATGCGCTGTCCACATGATCGGCCTTGATCATCGCCTTCAGGCCGGAGCGCAGGATCCGATACTTCTCCTCGAACGAAGAGGTGAACCGCTTTGCGCGGCGCGCCAGCTCGTCCTCGGTCATGGCGCGGTTCTCGGCCTGGGCGTGAAGTTCAATCGCGCGGCCGGTGAGGCGCTGGGCCATCCACTGCGGCCAGCTATCCATCACGCAGACGAGGAACACTTCCTGCGCTTCGTGGCCGGTCATCGCCTGGCGAAGGCGAAGGTAGCGGCCATAGATGGCCAGGTCCCGCTCTTCGGAGCGAAGGGGCACGGCGTGTTCCCCGAAGACGCTGTCCCAGATGGCGGAGATTTCCTTGTCGTCGAGGTCGGTCCAGCGGAAGCGCGCCGCCGATCCCGGCGTGGCTTCCAGGCGACTGCCGGCGGCTCCGGTGCGTTTGACCAGGCCGACCCCGTAGCAGAGCCCGGCGTAGGCGTTGCCGACCCGGTGTTCCTCGATGGTGATCCATCCGTTGCCGAAGGCGCAGTCGAGGGGAGTCGTGGCCAGCTCCGGCCGGGCGCAGAGTTCGGCGCGATGGCGTGACATCGCCTCCGTCGCCTCGAACCGGCGCGGGGGAACCTTCACCTGGCCGGACGGATAGCGGGCACCGGGCTTGCGGGGACGGCCTCGGGTCATTTGGTCACCATCGGGTGTTGAGCGGCGCGGTACTTGGCGAGGGTGCGAAGGCCGGACATGACCGAGGTGTGATCCCGGCCACCGACCCGTGCGCCGATCTGCGGGTAGCTGAAGCCCAGGGCGCGGAAGGCCTCGTAGACGAGTAGGCGCGGGATCAGGATGCGGCGCACCCGGGAGGGCCCGTCGATCTCCTCGACGGTGACGCCATACTCGAAGGCGATGCGGCGCTTGATCGCGCGGGTGGCTGAAGCGGGGGTAACAAGTTCGGTCATGGGAACCACGATGTGAGGGGTCGATGCGCGCCAGATCGAGAGGGGGCCCAGGTGGCAAGGCTGGTTCATCCGACGCTGTCCCGATTGCGGGCTCGGTTGCTGAAGCCGACCGTGTGGCGAGGCTCGGCCCCGATGGCGAAGCCGGGCGGCAGGCGTTTCGGCTCATTGCTGGCAAGCCAGTGCTCGATGGCCTGTCGTTCGACCTCCGGGGCGACCGGTTCCAGCGGGCGTCGATAGCCGCTCTTGGCGATGCCGAAGGCGAAGCGGATCTGGTCGGTGGGAGCGGGAGGCTTGATCATGCGGCCACACTCCGGCGAGGACGCGCCGGGTCGCGGCGGATCAGCTCGATCAGCCGCTCGGAGCACTCTTCGAGCTTCGCGCGATAGACCGGGCCATCCTCGAACAGGTCGGTCGAGACGGGGCCGGTCTTGTAGCTCTTCGACTTCCAGTGGTGACGGGCTTCTGGCTTCACGCTGCGCGCTCCTGGGCTGAGATGACCTTGATGCCGCGCAGGAGCGGGAACAGCTCGCGCCGGATGCGATCCGCGGCTGTCCCGTTGCGGGCGATGATGAGCTTCTCGGGAACGTCCTGCCATTCGGCGGGATCGACGTAGCTCGCGACCCATTCGGGGCCCATGCGGTCGAGCGCTTCTTCCCTAAATTCCAAATTGGAAAATCTGCCCTGGATAGGGGTTAAAGAGCCTGAAGGGCTCTTAACCCTATCCGGTGGTGGTGGTGGTGTTTCGTCTAGGTTATCCCCGGCGAAAGCCCTGGGTTTTTTCTGGGTTCCGTCTAGCTTTCTCGGACGACCGCCTTTCGCGCCGTTCGCCTGGGCCCGACGCGACATCTCCTGGGCCTTCTCATATTCGAAGGTCACCCGCTTGTGGGTCAGCGTGTCGCCGTCCTCCTGGAAAAACTCGCGGATCACCGCAGCATGTCTGCGCCAGGCGGGAAGCGTCAGCTTGGCGAGGGCGGCCAGCCGGGCGTCGTCATTGGGCAGACGGCCGCCCTTCCCCCAGCAGGCCATCAGGAGGAGCAGATAGGCCCCGTGCTGCTCCGTGGTCAGCTCGGTCGTGTCCCGGTGGTAGTGGCTGGGGTAGAGCGGGAACCACTCCTCGGCGCGCTTAACCATTGATGCGACCCTTCGGCAGGAAGTCGGCCGGGACGTGCCGGCGGCAGTACCAGACGGGCACCGGCCGCATGGGCTGGGCCTCGCAGAAGCAGGCGGCGGATCCGCAGACGGTGCACGGGAACTCGCCCAGGCCAGGCTTGCGCCATATGGTCTGGGTCGGGCCGTCGAAGAGGCTGGGCTGGGCGGTCATGCACTCACCCCGAAGATGCGGTCGATCTCGGCGGCGAGAGCCGACCCCGGCGCCGTCTCTGAGTGCCAAACGTGCGCGCCCATCAGGGCGGCCAGGGCGGCCCTCCGGTAGGTCTGGGCCTCCGCATCGTCCAAGGGGGCCAGAGCGCGCTGGACGTCGGCGTGGGCCTGCTGGCGGATCATGTCCCGCCGGGCGCGGTCCCTCGCCTTCCGAAGCGCGGCCGCGGCGCACGCTTCCGCCGGATAGAGGTCGGTCCTTCTCACGATCACCGGCCGTTTCACGCCGCACCCCTGCGAGCGCGCCGATCGGCGTTGCCGCCGTCATCCCAGGACTTCCGATTAACGATGTCGTGCAACTGAGTGTTGCTAATACCGAACTGGGCAGCGAGCTTTCTGCCCGACCCCCGACGATACTGAGCGCGGATCTGCTGAACGTCGTCTATCGTCAGTTTCGCGCTCGGGTTTCTCTCGCCCTTGGCGTTCCGGTCGTGACGGCGTTTGTCGGCTTCGTTCTCCACATTTGTCCCCCACCTGAGATTTTCCGGGCGGTTGTTTGTGGCGTCGCCGTCAAAGTGCAGAACGATGGGCTTCTCGGACGACGGAAAACCGTGGAAGGCGTAGCAGACCAGACGATGGACGCTGTGCGTCTTGACGACGTTGCCCGCTGAAAGGGCGACCAACTGATGCCCCGTCGCCCTAGTCACCAGCCGGAGCACCTTTCCGCCGTATGGGCGGAACCGACCGTAACTGTTTGTCATCCAGCGAACGACGCTGCGAATGCGTCCCTCACTGCTGGCCTCATAGAGACCCTCATAGCCGGGGATCGGCTTCCAGACCTCGACGCTGCTCATGGAACAGCCTCCCAAATGATTGCCTTTTTCCCGCTGCGGCTGTCTCCCCGTTTTCCGCTGTCACGGATGAGGTTCAGGCGAGCCAGCTCGGAAAAGCGGGGCCTAGCCGCCAAAAGATCCACCCGCATCCGGTGTGCGATCTGCTCCGGCGTGCCGGGGAAGCGCCTGACCTCGATCAACACCCGCTCACGGAGGGTGCCCGCGACCGGGGCGATGGCCTCGGCCGCTTCGCGCGAGGTGTCCCGCGCCTTCCAGCCCGGCGCGTCGGGGTAGGTGGTGAACAGATCAGCCTGCATTCTCTCGCTCCCCCAATTAAAGGCGTCGTTGCGCCCACATTTCCAAATCCGCGCCGACGTCAAACGTCCGCTTGCCGACCTTCGTCAGAAGCCATCCGATGGACGCGAGAAGTCCGAGCGCGATCCGCCGCCCTGGCGCTCCGCGCGATCTGCAAGCGGGCGTTCCGCGCGGCGATTTCCGCTCGTTCAGTTTCAATTTCGATCTCCCGCTGATTGCCGATGACGGGGCTGAAAAGCGCCTCGACGAAGTCGTCGCCGAAATAGGCGGCGAGGCTGTCCTCCAGCCGCCAGCCGCACGATCTGTCCCTGACCAGCCGCGCCAAGTCGCGCTTGTCTGTCCGAAGCCGGAAGGCCAGCTCGCCAAGCGAAAGGCCAGGGTGCAGAGACAGAAACGCTTCGACGTAGTTGGCGACCCGCTCACCCCGAGCGGGAACGTTGTCTTTTTTGTTCGTGATCCCGGTCATCGCTGCCCTCATGGTTTGAACACCGAAGGAGCAAAGGGGCGCGCATGGAGACTGACGAAGGTGGGGGTTCTGAACTGATCGTGGAGGCGATCAGGCTTGCGGTCGCGGCGGCCCAATGGAGGGCCGCCGCCCTGTCCAGTCCGAACGACCGGCGCGACTTCTCGTCGCTGGCGCGCGGATACTCCCGGCGCTCGGCGGTCCTGCTCGACCGCTTTGCGCGCGAGGAATGAGGTGGCGGCGACCCGGGGAGGTGGGCCGCCGCCTGCCGGGCCCTCTGTCGTCATCAGGAGGCCTGGCGATGCCATCAGATGAGCCCGACGAACTTGAACACGACCCAGAAGATCAGACCCCAGAGGGTCGCACTCAGGGTGAGCGTGAAGGCCATCGTCGCCAGCGGGTGCCAGCGGCGGCTATTCGTCATTCCGGCGTTCTCAGCAGCGGCGGCCGTGACGCCCACGACCATCAGGACGGCGGGGATCAGCTCGGTCATGCGTCTTCTCCGACGTTGAGAAGCTCGTCCTCGGTGAGAGGGATCAGGTGCGCTCGCGCCGCATCCATGATCGACGGATGCCGCCACTTCGGGATCGACCGCTTCGTGTGCCAGCTCTTGACGGTCGAAGGAGGGACATCGCCCAGCTTCGCCGCCATCGGGCGTATGCCGCCGAATTTCTCGAAAACGCTGCTCATCGACGCGACCTCGGAACGTGCTTTATTCGCACATACCGCCGTTCCGACCGTGCGTCAATCGCACTCGTATGTGCGCCACGCTTCTTTGAGACTGCGGGCATGGGCCCGAACCAGATAGTTGAAACACTCCGACGCCTTGGCATCCGCCATGAGGAGATCGCCGCAGCGATTGGCCGCGAGCGCACGGCCGCGACAAAGATGATGAACGGCCAGCGCGCCGTCCAATTCAGCGAGGTCGAACCGCTCCTTGAATTGATCCGGCAGCACGGAGGCGACCCGGGCAACCTTTCGACAATGCCGGACTTCCCGGTCGTCGATCCGGCTCAAGCCTACGTCTCCGTCGAGGTGCTTCCGACCTTCGCCGGCATGGGTGGTCGCGGAACCGGCGACGGCGACCCCGAGGTCGCTCTGGTCTCTCGACGGCTCGTCGAGGACGAGCTGCGCGCCCGGCCGGCCGACCTGCTCCTGGTCAATGTCAGGGGGCCCAGCATGGAGCCGCTTTTCCTTCACGGCGACCAGCTGCTCATCGACACGCGCGACAAGAGCCCGACGCAGCCTGGTCCATTCGCTTTGCATTTTAGCGACGGATACGCGATCAAGGACGTGTCCTGGGTGGAACGCCGGACGCTATTGCGGATCTCGTCCCGCAATGCCGAATACCCCGAAGAAGTGTTGACGCCTGAAGAGGTCCAGATCATCGGGCGCCCGGTCTGGTTCGCCCGGCGGCTTTAGCCTCCGACGGCGATAGTCACGTCCTGGCCGGTTCGAGTGCAGTACTTGTTCCAGGCACCGACGAAGCGGTTTCCGTTGTGCTCTTCGACGAGCAGGGCACCCTTCGGGGTCAACACTGCGCTGCCTTTTAGTGTCGCATTGAAGCTGTTCGTGGCCATGTATTCGATGCAGGCCGCCCCGTCCGGGTAGGCGATTGCCGACTTGACCTTGAAGCTGTCCGGGTTCTTGGACGCATCCCGAAGGGTCGCGACGGCAACCCGAGCGCGCCCGGCTTCCGTTTGAAAGACCGCCTCGTTCGCCTTGGCTTTGTCCGCATCCGCCTTGGCCTTATCGACCTCGGCTTGGCGCTGCGCCGGGGTGAGCTTGGCGATCCGTTCCTGTTCAGCGTGCTGGGTCGCATTGAGCGATATGGCCGATCCGACCATTCCGATCCCGATCAGCACGGCCATCGACTTCCAAACCAGCCCATTCGACTTCTTCTTCGGCGGTCTGACCGGCGCCCCGCACCCAACGCACGCCTTGGCGGTCGTGCTGATCTCGCGCCCGCACTCCGGGCAGTTCATCAAAGCCATGATCGGTCCCCTGTTTGTCGCACAGGATAGCTGCAGCGAAGGCGGAGGTGTCAACGGCGTTCGCCTGACGATAGGCCGCACATAAATCGCACACTGTGCGAAATGTGCGTTGACGAAAGTGCGTAAATCGCACAATCTCTGCCCTGTCACTAGGGAGAGCGCACATGCAAACCGGGACACTGGGTTTCGATCTCGATGTCGAGATCGAGGGTTACTACGAGGCCGCCGAGCCGGATGTCGGCATCATGTCCGGCGGCTGGATTGCCGAAGAGATCGTCGGCCTCTGGGCTGACGTTGCGCGGTTCGACCTTCAGGCGGGACGCCGGGTCGAGATGCGCGTCAACCTCCTCGCCGGGGTCGATCTGCGGTCCAAGGACGTGCAGCGACTGCTGGGCAACATCTTCGACACCATCGACGTGGACCGCATGTCCGAGGCTCTTGCGGAGTACGCCGCATGACCGCCCCGAACGCAGCCGCCCAGATGGTCGAGACCTATCCCGACATGCGCCAGGGCGTCACCGGCGTCCTGATCGTCGGGTTTCGGAACACCCGCTTCAGCTTCGACTTCCGAGACGCTGAGAGCCAGCTCCCCCACCACGTCGGGGGACTGGTGACCTTCACATCCGCCCGCGCCGCCCTCGACTGCGTCCACGCGGCCGATGACCTCTGGCGCGCTTGGCTGAAGCGCCGGCAGCGGCGCGGAGGGGTTGCGGCATGAATGGCTCGCCCTTCGACGACATCACCCCGGCCGACGCCGTCGGCCTCGTCGCGACCTGCGTCTGCATGGTCGCCATCTTCTTCACCCTCTGGATTATCACCCCATGAACGCCGCCGTTGAAACCAAGCGCCCGAAGGGCTGGATAGACCCCATCCGCGAAGCCGAGGCCGTCAAGGCGCTCCGCGAAAGCCTCGCCTCCATCGAACTGGACGAGGGCGAGGTGGCAGACCTGATCGAAGGCGAGACCTCGCTCTTCGAGGCCATCGACAAGCTGCTGGCCCGCATGGTGGACGCGCACCTGATGCTCGACGGCATCAAGGCGGCGACGGAGCGCCTGCAGGCCAGGCGGGAGCGGTTCGAGCGGGCGGTGGAGACGAACCGGGCTTTGATCGAACAGGCGATGCTGATCGCGGACGTGCAGAAGATCGACCGGCCGACCCACGGCCTGACTATGGCCAAGCGCCCGGCGAAGGTCGAGATCGTGGACGAGGCCGCCATCCCCGCCCGGTTCTGGGTGGCGTCCGATCCCAAACTGGACAAGCGCGCCCTGGGCGATGCGCTGAAGGCCGGGGACACCGTCGAAGGTGTTGCCCTCATCACGCCCGCCCCCTCCCTCACCATTCGGAGCGCATGACCATGTCGAGCCTCATGACCACGCAGCCCAGCGCCGCCTTCAGCCCGTCCCAGCTGTCACTGATCAAGCGCACGGTGGCGAAGGACACACTCGACGCGGAGTTCGACCTGTTTATTTCCATCGCCAAACATCGCGGCCTCAACCCGCTGACGAAGCAGATTTGCTGCCTTGTGTTTAACAAGGATGATCCTGCGCGGCGCCAGTGCGCGATCTTTGCCACCATCGACGGCTTGCGTTCCATCGCCTTTAGGTCGGGTCGTTACCGCCCGGACGAGGAAGAGACGGAGTTCTATTACGCCGACGAACTGAAGGGCCCGCACAATCCGCTTGGCCTTGAGCGCGCCGTCGTCCGTCTTTTCACCCTTTCGCCGAGTGGCGAGTGGCGGAAGGTCACGGGCGTGGCCTACTGGGAAGAATTTGCTCCGATCAAGGAAGAGGGCGCGGACGGGTTCGATTGGATTGATACGGGCGAAGTCTGGCCCGACAGCGGCAAACCAAAAAGGCGCAAGGTGCCTCGCGGCGAAGTGGTCCGAACCTTGGACAAATCCGGCAACTGGGGCCGGATGCCCCGCGTGATGTTACAGAAAACTGCTGAGGCCCAAGCACTTCGTCGGGCCTTCCCCGAAGACCTGTCAGGCCTGTACGGCGAAGGCGAGCTTGACCGGATGCAGGTCGATGCGATGACCGCCAGCGAGATGGTCGAGGCCGCGGCGGTCGAGGACCGGATGGGCAGGATCGGGGCTGGGGTTCACCTAATCATGCAGTTCGACCCGCATGAGCCCCTCGAACGCATTCCGCTCGGCCAGGTGCATGACCGCCTCGAGGCTGAAGTGAACCGGATCGGCTCGACGGCAAAGCTGGCGTGGTTCGAGAGCGTTAACACCCAGCCCATGCGGGAGTTCTGGGGCCACGCGAAGGCCGACGCCCTCCACATCAAATCGCTGATCGAAGCCCGGCGCGAGGCGCTGGCCAAGGAAGAGGAAGCGGCAGCATGAAGCGCCTGGCATTTCAGGAGGCGGTTCGCCGCCTTCACTGCATCGACTTTGACCCGCTTGTCGCGGCTGGGATCATGGCGGCGGACGATCCGCGCTGGCGCGATTTCCGAGACAACCCGGCAGGCTTTCTGATCTGGGCTGATGACGAGACCGCCGACAAGCTGTGGAACTTGATCACGGTCGGCCGACGGCCTTTTCCCGGCGAGGAGGGCGCGGCATGAACCTCCGCGACCCCTCCGCCATCACGGCTGGCTTTGTGGACGCCGTGCAAGCCGCGCCCATGCCGCGGCCGGCGGTCGGCTGGAAGCTGGTCGGTCGGCCCGCGACTTACCGCCGCGCCGCTTGGCGAGACGAACGAGACGCCCAGATCCTCGCCGCATGGGACGCCGGATCCTCCCAGAAGGAGATCGCCCAGGCGAAAAACGTCTCCCCGTCTCTGGTCAGCTACATCATTCGGATGCGGGTGCGCGGATGAGCGCCCGGGACGTGCCTGAGTGGATCGGGAAGACGCCCGAAACCCCCATTCCGCCCCGCGTCAAGCTGCGGGTCTGGGAGCGCCAGGGAGGCCGCTGCGCCCTGACCGGCGTCAAGATCAATCCGGGGGATAAATGGGAAGTGGATCACCGCGTGGCCCTGATCAACGGCGGCTTGAACATCGAGAGCAACCTGCAGGTTGTCCTGTCCACCGCGCACAAGGTCAAGACCCGGGCCGACGTGGACGAGAAGGCCAAGGTCGCGCGGCTGAAACAGAAACACCTCGGGATGCGCTCACCCAAGCGCGGCCTCTCCCATCCCACCCTGCGCCGGAAGATGAACGGCCAAGTCGAAGCGAGGAACAAATGACCGAGACCATCATCGCGGCGGTCGGTGCCGCTCTGTTCACCGGAGGGATTGTCGGGTGGGTTGCCTTCAACATCGGCCATCAGGTCGGTCACGCGGACGGCTATCTCGAGGGATGGCGTCACCATGAGGCGACCATCGAGCCGAGGCCCCAGCGGGGCAGCGACGGGCGGTTCAAGCCGAGGGCGCAGGCGTGACCGTCCGCCCCATCGCCCCGATAGCCGAACAGGCCGCCAAGCCTCTTCGCCGCGCACCGGTCGCTCCGCCGCCGAAGCTCGCGTGGCTGGCCCTCGACCAGCTGGTTGTCGATGAGGCCTATCAGCGAGGCCTGTCGCACCGCTCCCTGGCGATGATCCGCAAGATCGTCGCGACCTGGTCGTGGTCTGCGTTCAAGCCGCTCTCCGTCGCGCGCAACGCCGACGGCCTCTATGAGGTCATCGACGGCCAGCACACGGCCATCGCCGCGGCCACGCACGGTGCCATTGAGACGTTGCCCTGTGTGGTGCTGACCCTCGAACATGCGAGTGAGCGGGCATCGGCCTTCGTCGAGATCAACACGAACCGGATCGCCTTGACGGCCTTCGCCGTTCACCGCGCCAAGGTCGCTGCCGGTGACGAGATCGCGGTCGGCATCGACCAGGTGCTGGCCGAAACGGGCTTCGAGCTGGCCGAGGCCTATTCGAGCAAGGACATGCACCCGGACAATGTGCTGACGGGGATCGGGACGCTGCACAAGATCGTGCGCAACAGCGGCCTTCCTCGCCTCCGTCGGCTGCTCACGATTGCCCGGGATGCCGAATGGCAACCGCTGCCTATCCAGGTGCTGAAGGGCCTCGACCTGGCCGTCTGGAAAGGGACCGGTGCAAGGGACGCCGAGCTGATCAGATGCCTGTCTATGACATCGCCGGATGTCCTGCTCAGTCGGGCCGAGAGCGTCAAGAAGAAGGGCGACCCGCTCCAGGTGGAGATCGCCAACCAGATCCGCAAATTCATGCCGGAGGACAAGGCCGCATGACGACCGCCCGCACCCCCGAAACCGCCCCTAGCCAGAGCGGAGACCAATCAACCCAATGAGAAACTACGATGACCCACGTTTACGAAGGCCAGCCTGACGCCCGTCAGTCCGACAAAATCGACGAGCCAGTGTCCCGGTTTCGCCCGCGCTATCGCGCCCTGACCGAAGATGAAAAGGCGCTACATGACGCGATCAAAGCTAAGGCCGTTGAACTTGAAACCCTGTTTGAGGCTGTGAAGCCGGGCCGTTATCGCAGCCTTGGCCTGACGGCCCTTGAAGAAGCGGTCATGTGGACGGTGAAGGAACTCACGTCATGAGCCAGAGCGCTGACCTGATAGCTGAGGCTGAGGCCGAGAAAATTCACGACGCGCTCATTCAGTTGAGCATGGGCGACATGAGCACCTATGAGGCCGAAGAGGTCATCACGCGCGTCATTGCCACCGCCCTCCGCGCAGCAGAGGAGGCTGAAGAAATCTTGGCGGCTGAAAATGCGAGGTGGAAGCGTCGCGTTGAAATCCAGAGAGACCTGATCATCCGCCATGAGCAAATGATAGAGCGGTTCTTAGAGGCCCTAATGTTCATCAAGTCGGGCGATTGCGCCGACCCCGAGAACGCCGCCCGCCGCGCCCTTGGAGGTAGCAATGAAACTTAATCGAACGCGAAAGGAATGGCGCGACCAGATTTACCGGCGCTGGCAACCCGGTATGCAAATTCCGCAAGTGCTGGCCGACATTGAGACCCTATTTGCCGAGGTAGACCGCCTGACTGCCCAGCTTGCTGAGAGAGACAAGCGGATCGACGCGCAGAACCAGACCATTGCGGCACTGTTGCAATCGAACGCCATGGATCGCGCCCAGCTTGCTGAGGCCGAACGTAATCTGAAATACGAACAGCACCGCGCCGGTCGGATCGGAACCCACGGGCCGGGGTGCCACACATGGGGTCCACGGCATTACGAGTGCGCCTTGGCCCAGCTTGCTGAACGGGAGGGGATCGCGCGGGAACTGGCGAAAGCTGTTGGAGAATTGCTGCCGCAGAACATTTGCCTGTCGAACCCGAACGTGCGCGACACGATGGTTGTGCCGACCGACGTGTCGATAGGTGAATTGCGCAGAGCAGCCGCCGCCCTAGCCCGCTTCCACGCTGCGGAGGGTGAGGGATGAGGTTCACAATCAACTGCGAGCCGCGCCACCTGTCCGAGGTGACGGAGTGCGTTCGGGACATGCTCGAAAAGGATCACGCAATGTGCGGCTACATGGTGGCCCAACTGAAGCCGCCTTACCTGATCGTCAGCGTCCGCAAGACCAAGGCCGGGATGGTGGCCCACGCCTACGACCAGACGGAGGATAAGAGCCATGACGCTTAAAGAAAAGATCAACGACACGCTGCTCCAGTTGGGCATGGGCGGCATCAGCCATTACGAGGCCGAAGGCACGATCCTCGCCGCGATCAAGGCCCACATGACCAGCCCCGAGGCGGTGGGGCGGGCCTATGCGGCAAGTTTCATTTGCGACGACGCCGATCAAATGAAAGCCGCCATCCTCGCCGCATTGGGGGAAGAATGACGGCTCGCCTTATGACCCTAGACGCCGCCGCCGCCTATTTGGCGATCCCGAAGGCCGCCGTGAAGCGCCTGCCGGTTCCCCCGGTAAACGTCGGCGGACGCCTTCGGTGGGACCAGGTCGCTATTGACGCCTGGCTGAATAAGGCGGCGGGATTGGTCGTTCCGTCCTCCACAGATGCGATCACTTCTGATGACCCGTTCGACCAATGGGCTAAGGCCGTCCTCGATGATGCCCGGACTTGACCGGCACCGCCGGGTCACGGCGAAGCGCGCGTATGAGTATTGGTATGCTTGGCGGGGTGGCCCTCGGATCCTCGCTGCCTCCGCGCCGAACGAGACCACACTTGATCGTGAGGTGGCGCGGCTTGCACCGGCAGCCATCGCGCAATTTGAGCAGCTCGTCGGCGCGAAGCCTGACGGCCGGTTCTTGGCCGGGCTGATCACTCAGTTTCTGGAAAGCACCCACTACCAGACCAAGGCTCCGCGGACCCGGGCCGATTATCGCGCGGCGCTGGATGTCGTGCGTCGGGACCTTGGCGAGATGGACCTTGCATGGCTGGAGAAGCCCAAGGCCCGGGCGATCCTGATCGACTGGCGGGACAAGTACAAGGCCACCCCAAAGACGGCCGACGCCCGGATGGGGGCACTGGCGCTGGTCCTTCAATGGGCCCGCGACCGGGGCCAGATTGCCGTCAACCCGCTGCAGGACTTCCCGCGCCTGTATCGGGTGAACAGGGCGGACCTCGTATGGACCGAGGCGGATCTGGCGTTGATCCTCCCGCACCTGGGCAGCGACCACGCCCGGAACGCCGTTCTGTTCGCCGCTCACAGCGGCCTCCGGCTGGGCGACCTGGTGACCTTGCCTTGGTCGGCGGTGAAGGATGACGCGATCATCTGGCAAACGGGAAAGAGCGGCCGGCGGCGGACGGTGATCATTCCGATCACGACAGAATTTCGCGCCATCATCGACCGGCTGCCAACTGCGGCCGACACCGGGGCCCTCACGGTGCTGACCTCGTCGCATGGCCGTCCGTGGACGGACGAGGGCTTGCAGACCGCCATGCAGCGGGCGAAGCAGAAGGCGGGGCCATCCGTCAAGGCGTTGCGCTTTCACGACCTCCGGGGCACGGCCGCCACGAACTTGGTGCGCGCCGGGCTGTCGCTTGAGGACGTGGCCACCATCCTCGGATGGGAGAAACGGAAGGTCGAAAGCATCGCCATGCGCTACGTGAACGGGGAGACCATTGCGCTCGCCATCGTTGAACGGATGAAGCGGAGCCGGTAGAAGGAGAACGGATCGCGACCCAGTTTGCGAAAACGGTGCGAAAAAGGTCCGGGGCGGCGGTCTGATGTGGCCGGAATGTCCAATGATTTCAAACGCGGCCCGGTAGCTCAGCAGGATAGAGCAGCGGTTTCCTAATTGGGCCGTTTCCCTGCAATTTCAAACCGATGCGCTGCGAAAAAACTCAGAAGCCGCTCCAAACATTTCAAAGCCTTAGACCCCCAATGCGAAAAACGCCCCCAGACCCGCGAGGGCCGAGGGGCGCTGGTGACCGGATTTCTAACCTATGCAAGCGGCTCTAGTTGGCCGCCGTCTGCTTGATCGTGAAGCTGCCGATGTTCTGATCGGTGACGGTGCCATCCTGCAGGGTGATGCGGAGCACGTAGTTGCCGACCTGACCTGCCGTGATGCCTGCAGCCGTCTGCTGGGCGGGGCTGACCTTGATGGTGGACTGGCCGAGCGAGGCGTTGGTGATGACGGTCGTGGACTGGGCCGGGGTGAGCACGGCGGCGGCGGCTCCCTTGACGTAGAGGGCCACCGTCGCGCCGGTCAGGTTCAGCGGGGTCGTGCCGTCCGAGGTCGCGGTGTGGTTGATGATCCACGTCTCGCCCAGGTCGAAGGTCAGGTTCGTCGTCGTGGCCATTGGGGTCCTATCCTGAGAGAGCTTTGTTCGATCCGGTGCCGATGATGGTCTTGTAGTCCGACTGGCCGGTCGCGGTGGCCCAGCTCGCCGTGCCGGTCGCCTGGACGACGCGGCTTCCGATGACGACAGACCAACCGAGGGCCGCCGCGGCTGCGGACGCGGATCCGTAGGCCCGGGCGATGGCCGACCCATACGCTGCCGACGAGCTGGAGGCTTGGACCGATCCCGCTCCAGCCGAGATGGCCGAAGCGCCGCCGGATGCGGATGCGGAGGCCGACGCCGACCCGGTCGAGACGCCGAGCGCGCTTGCCGCGCCTGAGACGGTGGCCGATCCGTTGGCCGTTCCGAAACTCGCGTTGAACGCCGCAGCCGATGCCGACGCCGTGACCGACCCGGCCACTTTGTCGATCTGGCCGGATGCGCCGCTGACATTGGCAGAGGCTCCGACCGAGCCCGTGGCCGATTGAGCATAAGCGGATGTGCCGTTGACGGATGCGCTGGCGGTGACGGTGCCCGCGCCCGCGACCTGAGAGGCCCCACCAGCCGCAACCGAAGCCGAACCGGTGACATTGCCAGCAGACGCCACGGTCGCCGCTGTAGCGCCCGCCACGGAAGCGGAGGCGGCAATCTGGCCCGATGTGGTCCCAGCCGACGCACCGCCGG